TATGCGTGGTGGCGGCAGTACTACGCGGACAACGCCACGCGCGCGCTGATCGCGAACAACGCCACGACCGTGAACGCCGCGGTGATGGACAAGTGGTTCAACATGCTGGGCGTGCACGGGTGCCTTCTGGAGACACCGAGGACAAACGACACGCCTGAGCGGCAGCAGGACTGCGTGCGGTTCGGGCTGGAGGTGAGTGTGAACCTGTTGAGCGCGGTGCTTACCAACGCGCGGCTGATACGGGCGAACGGGAACAAGCTCACGCACGTGTACTGGCGTAGGGAACAGTATCCGAGGAATGAGTAATGAGGAATGAGTAATGAGGAATGTGAAGTGCGGGAGGTGTTTGGGGGTGATCTTGACGTGATACCATTCGGGAACGAGGCGGTGACGCTGGTGCGGCGTCTGACGGAGACGGGTGAAGACGGGCGGACGCGGGTCTCTTATGAGACGGTGAAGCTGACGGGGTGCAGCTGGCGGCGTACGCGGACGTACCGGCGCGAGGGCGAGGTCACGGTGGCGGCCGAGGGCATCACGTGCCGCGTGCCCTATGGACAGGAGGTCCCGAGGGTCGGCGACCTGATGATACTGGGGGACGTTGAGGCCGAGGTCACGAGCGGGGCGGAGTTCCAGGCGCTGATCGAGGCTCTTGCCGGCACGGACGGCGCGTTCGTCGTGGCGAGCGTGAAGGACAACGCGCGGGAGGGGATGCCGGTCAGGCATTACGCGGCGAGGAGCGCGTAGGAGTTAGGAGTTAGGAATTAGGAGTGAGGAGTTAGGAGTGTGGGTGGCGCGCCGTGCGCCATGATTCGGATTCAAATCCCGAATCCCGAATTTGAAATGGGGGTGTTGAGGTGGATGTCGGGTTCGAGGTGGAATCGGTCAATATAGACATCGCGGGGCACATGTCCAAGGTGCAGGGCGAGAAGTTCTGGCTGTATGCCGCCAGCGAGTGGCACAGGCTGTACAGGCCGTATGTGCCGTTCAGCACGGGCACGCTGTACAGTTCCGTGAACCTGTCCGGTGGCGGCGGCACGGGCCTGATCGAACACACGGCGCCATATGCGCACTACGCCTATGAGGGGCGCGTGATGGGGCCGAACATACCCATCGTGCAGGGCGGCGCGGTGGCGGGATTCTTCTCGCCTGTCGCGCCGAAGCACTACACGGGCGGCATGCTGCACTTTGCGGGCATGGGGGCTGCGAAGTGGGACGAGGCGGCGAAGCCCGCGATGCTCCCGGCGCTGGTGCAGAGTTTGCAGGGATTCGTGGATTCCGGGGCGCTGGGGTTCGGCTCGTAGGGGCGCGCCTTGGCGCGTTCGGGGAGTTAGGAGTTAGGAGTGAGGAGTTAGGAGTGACGAGGGCCGACATTTGATTCTGAATTCTTAATTCTTAATTCTGAATTTGAAAAAAGGAGGATGTGTATGGCGGTGAAGATAGGGTCGGCGAGGATCGACGAGAACGGGAAGATCGCCGGAGGGAAGGCCGGGGACCAGACGGGGAACGAGGTCGGGACGCAGAGCTGGTACAGGCATTCGAAGGGCTGGCGCGTGCTGCGTCCGAAGAGCGCGCCGGCGGCGGAGAAGATGGCGGAGGCCATGGAGGCCGCTTGCGCGAACAGGCATATAGGCTACGACCAAAACCAGCGGAACACGCTGTACAGCGCTGCGAAGAAGGTCGGATTCAACGTTTCGAAGGTGACGGAGGACGTGGAGACGGACTGTTCGGCGCTGGTGCGCGTTTGCTGTGCGTATGCGGGCATCGCGCTTCAGGACTTCAACACTTCGAGCGAGGCCTCGACGCTGCTTGCGTCCGGGGCTTTCGATGAGCTGACGGACACCAGGTACACATATGGGTCAGAATATCTGTGCCGCGGCGACGTGCTGGTGACGAAGACCAAGGGGCACACCGTGATCGTGCTGTCGGATGGGAGCAAGGCGGAGAGGCGCGCGGCTGCGGAAGAGGCGAGCGAAGCAAGGGCGGCCGATGCGATACAGATCAGGAACGGGACATCGTGGAACGTGCGCAGGGGGCCGGGGACCGAGTATGCGGTGATCACGACGTTCACGAGCGGGGCCGATGTGCGCGACATGGGGAAACGGGAAGGAGGCTGGATCAACGTGCGCGTGAACGGTCACGAGGGCTGGCTGAGCGCCAAGGCCCTGAAGACGGCGGAGAGCGACATAAAGCGCAGGCTGGTGATCGGCGAGGGTGAATGGTATGTGCGCCCTGCGCCGAACGCGGACGGGGAGCCCATGGGCGTGGTGCGCGAGGGTACGGAGCTTGCGTACCAGGGCGAGACGAGGGACGGCTGGCATTTGGTGGTATATGAGAACCGGAACGCATGGGTGAGCGAGAAGGCCGGAAGGCTGGAGAGTTAGGAGTGAGGAGTGAGGAGTGAGGAGTGACAGGGACCTCATCCGATGCTGGGAGGGAAGGGAGAGATCATAATTGTCGGAATCCATAATCGTTGCATTGATCACCGGAGGGCTTGCGCTGATCGGGGTGATATGGACGAATCGAAGAAGCACGACGGAGCTGTTTGCGAAGCTGGACAAGCAGTCAGAGCTGTCGGATGCGAAGTTGGAGACGGAGATCCGCGTGGTGAAGAACGAGATATCGAATCTTTCGGCAAAGGTGGACAGGCACAACGGGTTCGCCGAGAGGATACCGATACTGGAGGAGAAGGCCAAGGCCGCAGACAGGCGGCTGACGGACCTGGAACACAGGGGAGGGAACTGAGATGAAGCTGGATGACAGGACATATGACGTGCTCAAGTGGATCGTGATGATCGTGATACCGGCGCTGACGACGGCGTATGTGGGGCTTGCGGCGGTGTGGGGATTTCCCTACGCCGAGGAGGTCGCCAAGACCAGCGCGGTGGTGTGCACGCTGCTGGGCGCGCTGCTGGGCATCAGCACGGCGGAATATAACAGGAGTTAGGAGTTGGGAGTTGGGAGTGATATGCCCTGCGGGGCATGGGCCTATGCGCCTTCGGCGTGTGATTTGGCGCTGCGCGCCGTGAAATGCGCCAAGGTGGCAATGTGGAATCAAAGATTCCGCTTTGCCAGTTTTGCCAAAGGCAAAACCGAGGATTTTCAAATCGGAGATTTGAAAATCCTCGCCGTTGCGGCGCATGATATGCCCTGCGGGCATGAATTGCCCTGCGGGGCATGGGCTTTATGCGCGTGAGCGCTTTTCATGTGAGCGACAGCGAACAATTCATGCCGAAGGCTTTTCATGTGAGCGCAAGCGAACTGATCACGCTGAGGGCTTTTCACACCTCATTCCTCATTGACCCAGGGTGATGTGCTATGTTGCTTTGGAGTGAAAATTTCAACGGGATCTCAAGGGACATCGACCTTCGGCAGCATTCGGAATACTGGCTGAAGGGCGGGCGCGGCAGCGGCAAATCGACGTTCATCGCGCGCAAGATACTGCTGGGCCTGCTCTCGGACAGGGACGCCAATGCGGTGGTGTACAGGCGCGTGGGGAACACGCTGAGGCAGAGCGTGTACGAGGAATTCGCCAAGGCGGTGGACGCGCTGGGCATAAGGCCGTGGTGCCGGTTCAGACTGTCGCCATTGGAGATACGGCTGGCGAGCGGCCAGAGGATACTGTTCTTCGGCGCGGACGATCCCGCCAAGTCCAAGTCCATATCCATCGCGCAGGGATACTTCGGGCACCTGTGGTTCGAGGAGCTGGCGGAATTCCGGAGCATGGAGGACGTGGACACGATACGCGCCTCCATCATACGCGGCGGCCAGGGCGCGCGGCCCGTGACATACTGCTCGTACAATCCGCCCATGAGCGCGCAGAACTGGGTGAACATGGAGGCGCTGGCGCCCAGAGAAGGCCGGTACGTGCACCACAGCACGTATCTGGAGATGCCCAAGGGCTGGATAGGACAGAGCTTCATAGACAACGCAGAGGCGATACGGGCCGCCAACGAGCGCGCCTACAGGCACATGTACTTAGGCGAGGTGACGGGCACAGGCGGACAGGTGTTCGAGAATCTGACGCTCAGGCCCATCACCGGGGAAGAGATAAAGGGCTTCGGGCATACGTATGCGGGGCTTGACTGGGGCTGGTATCCGGATCCCACGCACTTCGTGCGCTGTGCGTTCGACGCGGCGCAGCGGCGGCTGTGGGTATATGACGAGTGGCGCGCGAACAAGACGGCGAACATAGACATATACAGGCATCTGACGGCGCAGAAGGGACTGACGAGGGCCGAAGAGGTCATCGCCGACAGCGCGGAGATGAAGAGCGTGAACGACATGCGCTCCTACGGCATGCGCTGCGTGGCCGCGACCAAGGGGCCGGGGAGCGTGCGCACGCGCATCAAGTGGCTGCAATCGCTCTCCGAGATCGTGATCGACCCGGCGCGGTGCCCGTTCGGTGCCCGTGAATTCAGCCAGTACGAATACGAGAGGAACCGGGAGGGGCAGCCGGTGGAGGCCTATCCGGACAGGGACAATCACGCCATAGACGCGGTTGGCTATGCGACCAACAGGATATGGCTGCAGAGCGGCATGTAAGGGGGACGGACGACGATGCTTGAACGAATGAAGGCCTGGGTGCTCAGGTGGCTTGGCATCAAGGTGGAGCACAACGGAGACGCGCCGGACAGGTTCGTGCTGGATTACGAGGACCTGGAGGGGGAGGACATCACCGCGACGATCGCCGGGAAGCTGGCCACGCTGACCATGGCGGACAGCACGATGGAGGTCACGGACCGGTACAGCAAGGAGCCGGGCGCGCGCGTGGAGCTGATCGCGGAGGCGCTTTCGGACGTCTGGAAGTCGCTTGCGCACATCACGGCGCAGGTGTTCGGGAAGGGCGGCAAGGCGCTGGTGCCCATCGTGATGGACGGGCACGTGGCGGTGCACGCGGTGGACCAGAACCGGCTGCTGATACGCGAGATGCAGAGCGGGCGGCTCACGGCGGCCACGCTGCTGGTGGACAGGGAGACCATAGGCGGGAACCGGTACTTCCTGCTGGCGGACTATTCGCTGGAAGGCGGTAACCAGATGATACGCTATCGCGCGGTGCGCGACGGCGGCGACCACGCGCCCATGGGCATCGCGCCCAGATGGGCGGGGCTTTCGGAAGAGATCGTGATCAACGACGTGGACAGGCTGCTGTTTGCGTATCTCAAGTGCCCCAGAGACGACCGCAGGGACGGTCAGCGGCACGGCGTGCCCATCACCTACGGCGCGGAGAAGCTGATCAGGGAGATCACGGAGCACGCCGCGATATACCGCCGCGAGTACAAGCTGACCAGACCCATGCTGGGGCTGGACGCGAGCCTCTGGCGGGACGAATACCAGGATGGGGCCAGCATAAAGGCGATACGCCGCAGCGTGCAGGACAGCGACGAGCCGTTCGTGCCGATGCAGATCACGAGCATGGACGGGAGCGGCACGTGGCAGTATTACGCGCCGGAGATACGCCAGAAGGCCATGGAGGAGCGGCTGATGAGCCTGTACCGGCGCATAGAGAAGGTATGCGGGCTCTCGCAGGGCGTGCTGACGGAGCGGCAGGCGCTCTCCTACGCCAACAAGGACGAGGTGCGTGCGGCGCAGTACGACACGTACAGCACGATCAAGAACATGCGCACGGCGTGGGAGACCGCGTTCGACGACCTGGCCTACGCGGTGGACGCGCTGGCGGAGGCCTACGGGCTGACGCCTGCCGGGAGCCGCGGGCAGTACGAGCTATCGTTCGACTGGGACACGAGCATGGTCGAATCGAGCACGGAGGCCTTCCAGCAGAACGTAGAGCTTGCGAACATGGGCGCGATGAGCAAGGCGGAGCTGAGACAATGGGTGCTGGGCGGCACGCTGGAGGAGAACGAGGAAGCGGTGGCAGGCATCGGCGGAAACGACGACGTGATCGGAAGGATCCTGGGGGCGAGTGAGGAATAATGGCCTGGAACACGCGGCGCGAGGTACGCTCCCGGCCTTCCGAGAGGCTGACGGACGCGGAGCTGGATGCGCTTACGCAGGCGGTCGTTGACAGGATGGGGAGGGTCAACGACGAGTACCTGCGGAGGATGGGCGAGCACATCGCGGAGATCGGGGAACTCTGGCCTTCCGACG